CGTTATCTGCTATGGTTATTCTCCTATTTTTCATGCCTTTATTTGTTTTTGTTGCCAGCATAATCCGACAATTTATATTTGCGACCGATACGACTGCTTAGTTTTTTCATATCTTCATTAACCTTTTGCCGTGTAAGTTTGGCATAAATCTGAGTCGTGCGGATACATTTGTGTCCCATAATTTGACTAACGGTTTCCAAAGGAACTCCCTGTGAGAGCGTGATAAGGGTTCCAAAATTATGGCCGCTTTGATGGTAGGGCACGCAATTTTCGACTCCGCATAATTTGGCAATCTTTTTGAGATTAACTTCCACAGAAGAAAAGGCTATCATATTGAAAATCTTACTGCCTTTTCGCTCCGACTTGTATTTGTCTATTATCTGCCGAGGAATATCCAACAACGGTATATTGCATAAGCTACCTGTCTTTTGCCTCTTTATCTTGATCCAAAGGCTGCCGTTTCTTTCTTTATGAATATGCTCTTCCGACAAATTGCACATATCGGCGTATGCCAAACCCGTGAAGGTCGCAAAGATGAACATATCCCGAGTGTGACACACCCGTTTGAAATCTATCGAAACACTCATAAACTTATCCAATTCTTCTTGTGTCATGTGCCTGCGTTTACGGGGTGGCTGTTCGGGAATATAGGTGGCTAATGGATTCTTATGGAGTGTTCCCTGACTGATTGCCCTGCGAACTATTTTTCGAAGTATGATCGTATAGGTAGATACGGTGTGTGCAGTAAATCGCTGCTCAATACGCATAAAAGAATCGAACTTTTCGATAAAGGAAAGTTCGAGCTGTCTCAATGGAATGTCTTCCACTCCATAATGAACCTGTACAAAAACGACAATTTTCTTATATACAGATAGGTAAGTCCTAAGGCTATCTTTCGAACGAGTAATACCCACTTGCTTGGCATACTCTTGGTTGTGTTCCAGAAAGAGTTCCAACAGATTTTCTTTTCTTCGCCCGATACCACTTACCGCATTTTTGACAAGCTCTGCCGTAATATATGCTTGTTCGTCAAGTATCTGTTTATAGTACCGATTAATCTTTTCGGTCAACTGTTTTATTTGGTGATTGGCTTCGGCTGCATGGCGACTTTTGCCTGTCAAGCAATATGCTTTTGCATCCCAAAGGGATGGGTCAATATCTATTCCTGCTGAGAACTGTGCGATTTCGGCATTGATGGATATTCTGCCCATCAGCGGACACAGACCGTTCTTCTTTATCTTCTGCCGATTGATATAGAACAAAACAGCAAAGGTGCTGTAAACGGTATTTGTCTGATTATTATTTTTTTTGTCATTGCTCATTTTTATATCTCCCCTCATTATAATATGGCTACATCTACATTTTTACTCTCTTCGTCAAAGCGGAACTTACCCAACAAACGTTTATTCAGCGTTCGCATATCCTCTCCGATTTTCTCATTGCTGACCTGTGCATAGATTCGGGTGGCTCGCCAATCTCGATGACCTAGCAATTCGCCAACCGTTTCTAATGGAACTCCTTGCGAGAGCGTAACCACCGAAGCGTAGCATTGCCAGGCTTGATGAAATGTGATTGGCTTGTCAATCTTACATTCCACAGCGATTCGTTTGAGATAAATATTGGTCTTACTGCAACTAATCATGGGGAATAACTTCTCATCTTTCGCCAATCTTCGGTATTTTTCAATTAATTGTAAGGGAAGTTCCAAGACGGGGATATGGCAGGGAGTACCTGTCTTTTTTCGGTTGAAATGTATCCATTTAACGCCATCTTGGGCTGTGGAAAGGTTTTGTTCCGTCAGGTTGCGCATATCGCTGAATGCGATACCTGTAAAGCTCGAAAACAAAAACATGTCTCGAATGAAATTCAGGTTCGGGCGAGAAAGCTTTGCTTTCATCATCAACTTCAATTCTTGGGCTGTCAGCGACTTGGGAACAATCGGAGCGGTAATGTATTCGTAGTCCGTAAACGGGTCATTACGCACAAGTCCATTGTTTATGGCTATCTTGATAATTCTGCGTAGCTGAGAAATGGTGTTAACGATGGTTTGAGGTGCAAAACGAAGCTCTACCCGCAAATAGTAATCATAATCGGCAACAAACGAGGGTGTCAATGCCTGAAAAGAGATGTCGCTGATGTTGTACTTTTTAGGCATAAAGCGTTTGAGATGATCAAGCGAGACACCGTAACGCTTACAGGTTGCCATACACCGATTTACACCAACATTCTTAAGGAAACTTTGATTATGGGCTTCGTAGTATTTAACCAACGTATCTTGTTCGGACGCAATGCCTTGAAAGGCATTTTTAACTTCCAAGGCAGATACGTTTTCTTTTTTCACCAGCAAATCCTTATAAGCGGAATGGATGGCAACACCGATTTTGTTCAGTGATGCGTTGATTGATAGAGCGACTTTGCTTTTTCCGATAGCTCTGCCCGACTTAGTATCCCAAAGGGATACAGGAACACAAACTTTGGCACTAAACTGCACCATAGACTTTTCGATGCGGATACGTCCCAAAATAGGAACTGTTCCGTCTGCTTTCTCCTCATTGCGTTTGAGGTAGAATATACCACTTAGCAAACGGATTTTGGAGGAACAGGGTAATTGAACTGACAACCAATCGAATACGTTACTATTTGCTTGGTTTTTCCGATATTGGAAAATACGATTTAAGGAGAATAACGAAGGAGGAAGGTTACCAAATCGTTACCCAACATTAATACGGGAATATTGATTAATAGATTCTTATTCAGTGATTTGCGTAGTTTTACATAGCAACAAATAACTCAATATAAACTAATTTTGTAACCAAAAAGAATTGAGTTATGCGGAACACATTTAAAGTGCTGTTTTTCGTGAACGGCAGTAAGGAAAAAGACGGTATTGTCCCGATTATGGGGCGCATCACAGTGAATGGGCAGGCTGTCCAGTTCAGTTGTAAGCAGACGGTCTCTCTCCCTCTGGGATGCCAAAGCCAACCGAGCAAAGGGCAAGGGAGCCGAAGCACAGAAAATCAACCACGCCTTAGACAAAATTAAGGCAAAAATCATCGAGCATTATCAGAAAATTCGAGAGCGAGAGGGGTTTGCCTCTGCCGAGATGGTAAGAAATGCCTATCAAGGTATCGGAAACGAGTACGAAACTTTGCTTTCTGCTTTCGACAAACACAACGCCGATTTCAGTAAACGGGTGGGTAAAGACCGCGCAAAATCTACCTATCAAAAATACTGTCTCGTGCGCAACCATCTAGCAAATTTCATTGGCTCTTATTACAAACGGAAGGATATCGCGATGAAAGAACTTTCGGAAGACTTTATCCGTCAGTTCGACATTTACCTGCGCACCGAATTGTCCATTTCCTCGTCGGGCGTGTGGATGTACACCACCCCGTTGAAGATGATTGTTACCCGTGCCCATTGCAACGGGCATTTGCATCGCAACCCGTTCGCCCAATATCATGTAAGTCCCAACATACGGGAACGCCAATTTTTGACTGAGGAGGAGTTGCAAACGTTGATTAACCATGATTTTGCCGACCCTTCTTTCGCCAAGATGCGGGATATGTTCGTGTTCGGATGCCTGACTGGTATCTCGTTCATCGACATCAAAAACCTGACGACCGATAATCTGGAAATCATCAACAGCAGCCCGTGGATTGTAGCCAAGCGGAAGAAAACGAACGTCCCTTTCCGAGTAATGCTTCTGGACGGTGCATTGAAGATTATTGAACGTTACAAGCCGTTCAGAAAGGACAGTCGCCTATTCGACTTTCCCGCTAGTACTAACGCCAACCTAAAGCTGAAAAGGATAGCTAAAGCTTGCGGGATTGATAAGTCCGTCTGCTTCCACATGAGCCGTCATATTTTCTCGACTTTAGCCCTGAGCAAGGGAATGCCTATCGAGAGTGTCAGCAAAATATTGGGGCATACGAAAATAACCACGACCCAAATTTACGCCAAGATAACCACCGAGAAATTGGAAAATGATATATCAGCGTTTGGCAAGAAACTGGAGGCTGGATTAGCTTCGTTTTCTCCGACTAACACCAACTCATCAGGAGGAAACAAAATTGAAAAATTGAAAACAACTTGTTAAGTTTTAAAATTACCAAACTGACAAATAATAACGCTGCCGATAGTGTTTAACCGCAGCGACCCCGAGGACTATTGATAATAGCCGTAGCTTATTAGGGCATTTTCTTAACGCTCCGATAAATTTACACTAAAAATGCCCCAATAAGCCGATGGGCTTCGCCCCTCTGGACACCCCTTAGCGGTCTGATGACCGCAGTAAGTAAGCGGAAACTTTTGATAGTGTTTTCGCTTTAATGAACGTCAAAAGACGTATGGTTTTAACTCCAAATCAGATTAAAGTTATGGGATTTGTCGTATTACATATACAAAAGCCGAAAGGTAATGATGCAAGAACTACTGCCCACATAGAACGGACGGTAGACCCCGCAAATGCCGATCAGTCACGTACTAACCTCAATGAAAACCTTATTCTGTCCTTGACGGAGTCAAGGACAGAACACATGCCATTCAGCATCGTATCGAAACGGCAGGGATAAAGCGGAAGATAAGCCACAACCAAGTTCGGGCGTTACAGGTTATGCTGTCGGGTACACCCGAAGATATGCAGCGCATAAAAGCAGAGGCGAATTTGCACGAATGGAGCAATGACAATATAAAATGGCTGCAAGAGACTTTCGGAAAAGACAATGTTGTTTCCGCAGTTCTTCACTTGGATGAAAAAACGCCCCATATCCATGCTACGGTAGTGCCGATTGTTACCGGTGAAAGAAGAAAAGCTAAACAGAAAATAGAGAAAGAGCAAGGGAAGAAAAAGTATCGTAAAAAAGACACAACTACCTCTCGATTATGTGCTGATGATATAATGACAAAAGATAACCTCAAACTATTTCAGTATACATATGCCGAGGCCATGGCAAAATATGGATTGAAACGTGGTATTGATGGATCGGAAGCAAGGCATATATCGACCCCACAGTATTACAGGGATTTGGTTGTCAAAACCGAAGACTTGAAAGAGGATATAGAGATTTTGTTGGAAAATAAAGAAGATGTAAACGATAAAATCCGTGATTTATACGACCGTAAAGACGAGGCAAGGGAGAAATTTCTCAATATGCACGAGTATACCCAACAGAAAAAGACGGAAATATCGGAAGCCGAGACCCGATTGAAGCAACTCAAACAAGACTATGAGCCGTACAAGGCACAGGAAGATATAAATCTGCTTTTTGAAGTGTTCCCACATCTAAACGAACGCCTGCGGATAGCACAGCTATGCAAAGGTATAGGGCTAGCGATAGACACGATTAAACAACTCTTTAATGGCGAATCTATATCTATTACAGGAAAACTTCATTCACCCGATCACAGTCAAGATTTTGACGTGCAGGATGCCAAACTACAATTTTTCAAAGATAAAGATAACCCCGACAAGCTAAAGCTATCCATTAATGGCAAAAATATACTCGATTGGTTCAAACAAAAA